GGAGGGCGCCGAGGTCTACGGCTGCGCGGTCGATCTCGAGCAGGCCGGCCTCGCCTACCACGTCGCCGCCCAGATGATCCGCAACGACCCCGAGCTCGCCGAGACGGTCGAGGTCATCCCGAGCCGCAAGCGGATCGTGCATCATGCGAGCGGCAGCTTCTACCGCGCGATCCCCGGCGACGCCCCCAGCGCCCACGGCTACAACGCCTCCGCCGTGCTCTACGACGAGCTCCACGCGGCGCCGTCCCGCGATCTCTGGGACGTGCTCACAACCTCGATGGGCGCGCGGCGCCAGCCGCTGACGTTCGTGATCACGACCGCCGGCTACGACCGGCACTCGATCTGCTGGGAGCTCCACGCCTACGCCGAGAAGGTCCGGGACGGCCTGATCGACGATCCGACGTTCCTGCCGGTGCTCTACGGGGCGCCCGTCGACGCGGACTGGCAGGACGAGGCGGTCTGGCGCGCCGCGAACCCCGCGCTCGGGGACTTCCGGAGCCTCGACGAGATGCGCGTCATGGCCAAGCAAGCGCGCGAGGTCCCGGCCCGCCAGAACACCTTCCGGCGCCTGTATCTCTGCCAGTGGACCGAGTCCGAGACGCGGTGGCTGGACCCGACCGCCTGGGACGCCTGCGCGGGCCCGACGCCGTGGGCCGAGCTGGGCGACGCGCTCCGCGGCCGCCGCGGCTGGCTCGGCCTGGACCTGTCCAGCACGACGGACCTGACGGCCCTGGTCGGCGCCTTCCCGGCCGAGGACGGCGAGGTCGAGGTGCTCGCGCGCTTCTGGCTCCCCGAGGAGCACCTGGCCCGGCGCGTCCAGCGGGACCGCGTGCCGTATGACCAGTGGGCGCGCGACGGGGCGCTCGAGCTGACCCCCGGGAACGTCGTGGACTACGCGCGCATCCGCGCCGCCGTCAACGAGTGGGCGGAACGCTACGACGTCGGCGAGGTCGCCTTCGACCCCTGGAACGCGACCGGCCTCGTGACCCAGCTCCAGGACGACGGCGCGACGTGCGTGCCGATCCGCCAGGGCTTCGCGTCGCTGACGGCGCCGACGAAGGAGCTCGAGAAGCTCGTGACGAGCCGGGCGCTTCGCCACGGCGGGCATCCGGTGCTCCGGTGGTGCGCGGGGAACGTCGTGGTCGAGACCGACCCGGCCGGCAACCTGAAGCCGTCCAAGGCGAAGAGCACGGAGCGGATCGACGGGGTCGTGGCGCTGATCCTAGCGCTGTCGCGGGCGATGGTGGGGCCCGAGGGCAGCGTCTACGAGAAACGGGGGCTGCAATGGGTGTAGCGGATCTCGGCCGCCGCCTCACTGTGGCGTGGCGCTCGTTCTGGAACCCGGCGCTCCCGACGCGCGACCCCGCGCTGGCGGCCTACTTCGGGATCGGCCCGACGGCGTCGGGCGAGCCGGTGAGCGAGTGGACGGCCCTCAACTTCTCGGCCGTCTGGGCCGCCATCCAGTGCATCGCGGGCGCGGTGGGCTCGCTGCCGCTGTTTCTCTACAAGCGCCTGCCAAACGGCGGCAAAGAGCGCTTCGTGGACCATCCGCTTTACGAAAAGCTCCACGATCAGCCCAACCCAGAGATGACGTCCATGGTCTGGCGGGAGACGATCCAGGCGCATGTCCTCTCGTGGGGGAACGGCTACTGCGAGATTCAGCGCGACCAAGCGAACCGCGTGGTGGCGCTCTGGCCGATCACCCCCGACCGGGTCACGCCGGACCGCCGGCAGCCCGGCGGCGAGCTCTTCTACCGCGTGCTCAACCCGACGACGAACCGCGAGGTTGAGATGGCCCCGGAGGACGTGCTCCACATCCCGGGGCTCGGATTCGACGGTGTCAAGGGCTACTCCGTCATCGCCAAGGCGCGCGAGGCGATCGGGATGGGGCTGGCCTACGAGCGCTTCGGCAACACGTTCTTCGCCAACGGGGCTGGCTTCGGCGGGGCGCTCCAGTTCCCGCGGCCGCTCTCCGACAAGGCGATGACGAACCTGCGGACGTCGATCGAGGCGCGCCACAAGGGGCCCGGGAAGGCCCACCAGTTCGTGATCCTCGAGGACGGCGGGACCTGGGCCTCGACGTCCATGCCGCTCGACGACGCCCAGTTCCTGCAGGGGCGGAAGTTCCAGGTCACCGAGATCGCGCGCTGGTTCAACATGCCGCCCCACAAGCTCCGCGACCTCGAGCGGGCCACGTTCTCGAACATCGAGGAACAGCAGATCGAGTTCGTCACCGACACGATCCGCCCATGGCTCGTGCGATGGGAGCAGGAGATCAACCGGAAGCTGATCCGCCCGGCGGAGCGCCGGATCCAGTTCGCTGAGCACTTGGTCGACGGCCTCCTCCGCGGCAACCTGCAGCAGCGCTACCAGGCCTACGCCGTCGGGCGCCAGTGGGGCTGGCTCTCCGCGGACGACGTCAACGACATGGAGAATCGGAACCCGCTGCCGAACGGGCAGGGGCAGATCTACCTCGTCCCGACGAACATGGCCCCCGCCGACAAGATCGACGCCATCGTGGACGCGCAGACCGCCCCGGCGCCGCAGCCGGCCGAGCCACAGGGCCCGGATCCCGACGACCGGATGGTCACGATCCTCGTCGCCATTCAGGAGCGGGTGGAGGTCCTGGCCGCTCGCCCGGAGCCGCCGGCCCTCACGGCTCCGGATCCGACACCGGTCTTGCTGGAGCGGCTCGAGGCGATCGAGGGGCGACTGCGCCAGGAGCTCCAGGCCGGTCTGGCGGCGCTCCCGACCCCGCCGGCGCCGGAGCCCATGGCGCCCCAGCTCGAGGGGCTCCGCGAGACCGTCGCGGCGACGGGCGACGCGCTGGCCGCCCGGATCACCGAGGTCGTCCGGGAGGTCGAGGCCACGATCCAGTCGGTCCGGGCGTCGATGCCGGCCCCAGCCGCGCCCCCTGATCTCGAGCCCGTCACGGCCCAGATCCAGCAGACGAGCGAGTCGCTGCGCCACGAGGTCCTCGCCGCGGCCGAGGCCACGGCCGCGCGCATCACGCAGGGGCTCGCGACCGACCAGGCCCTCCGGGACTGGCAGGGCTGGACGATCCAGGCGATCGCGGGCCGGCTGGTCCGGCGGGAAGTGACGCAGCTTCGGAAGCGGTCCGCCGATCCCGAGCGGGCCCTGGAGCGCCTGACGGCGTTCTACGAGCGATGGACCGAGGACAGTGTCGCCGAGCTGAAGCCGTGGCTGCTCAGGATCCGCCCCGGCAGTCTCGTCGTCTCGGCGGTAGACGCGCGGGTGGCCCGGTGGGCGGCCGAGGCCCAGGCCCAGTGCGAGGCGGCGCTGGCGGACGGGGGCCTGGAGGCGGTGGCGCGGCGGTGGGAAGTGGAACGCGAGGACGCCCTGGCGCGGGCGATCATGGAGGTCGTCGATGGCGGAGCCTGAGCTCGAGCGGCGCGTCTGCGATGTCGGCGATCTGCGGATCGAGACCCGGGGCGTGGGCCGTGTCATTCGCGGCTACGCGATCGTCTTCAACCGTCTCTCGGAGGTGCTGGGGTTCTTCCGGGAGAAGATCATGCCGGAGGCGATCGACCGGACGTTCAGCGAGCGCGCGGACCTCCGGGCTCTCGTGGACCACGACTCGAGCAAGGTGCTCGGCCGCATCACAGCTGGCACCCTCCGGGTCGAGAAGGACGCCCACGGCCTCCAGGTCGAGATCGACCCGCCCGACACGACCAGCGGCCACGACATCGTCGAGTCGATCCGACGGCGGGACATCACCGGCATGAGCTTCGCCTTCCTGGATCTCACTCCGCTCAAGGACCGGTGGGACGAGACGACCGACCCGCCGACCCGGATCGTGCGGGACATGCTGGTCCGCGAGGTCAGCATCGTCACCTTCCCGGCCTACCCGCAGACCGAGGTCGCCCTGCGGTCGCTCGAAGCGTTCCGCGCCACCGGCCGCCGTCCCGGCGACCCGCCCCGGACGGTCTCGGAGCGGATGGCGTGGTCGGCGGCGAAGCTGAAAGGCTTGACAGGAGGCCGGCGACCCGTGTAGGCTCCGCGATCAAGATTCGTGGTCCGGCGGCTGCGGCCCCATAGGCGCCGCGACGCCAGACCAGCCCAGCATGATGCGCCCCTGCTAAGCGGGCGCCGTGCGGTCGACGAACCAGACAACGGTTCGCCGATTGGCGCGGCGCCCGTTGTCGTTTCAGCGGACCCGCGGCGATCGGCGAGCGGAGGGCGGCCGACGATGACCACGAAGGAGCTCCGCGAAAAGCGCGTGGCGCTGGCCGAGAAGGCCGCCGCGATCCTCAAGAAGGCCCACGACGACCAGCGCGAGATCCTGACCGGCGACGAAGAGACCGAGTGGCAGGCCATCCACGCCGACATCGACCGGCTGGCCCGCCACATCGAGATGCAGGAGCGCCAGGAAGCCCTGGCGAAGTCCCTCGAGGACCCGCAGGCCCGGCGGACCGAGCCCAACGCCACCAAGGACGAGGGCCGGGACTCCCGCATGGCGATGAGCCAGCTCGCCCGCGGCCAGGCGGACACCGAGCGTGCCCTCCGCTCGTGGCTCCTGGCGCCGATGCCGGGCGCGGTCCTGGGCGACGAGGACCGGGCCGCCGCGAAGCGCGTCGGCATCGACCTCGGCGCCCGATCGCTGACCCTGAAGTTCTCGACCCAGGCCATGCGGAGCCTGGCGGAAGCGAAGGAGTGGAGCTATCGCGCCCTCGGCGTGGGCACGGGCTCCGCCGGCGGCTTCACGGTCCCCGACGAGATGATGCGGGGGATCGAGCGGGCCCTCCTGCTGTTCGGCGGGATGCGCGCCCGGACCACCGTGGTCCGGACCCAGTCCGGGGCGGACCTGCCCTGGCCGACGGTCAACGACACCGCCCAGAAGGGCCAGATCATCGCGGAGAACGCGACGTCGAACGAGCAGGACGTCGCCTTCGGGCAGCTCGTCCTGCAGGCCTTCCTCTACAGCTCGAAGATGGTGAAGGTCAGCGTCCAGATGCTCCAGGACAACGCCGTCAACGTGACGGCGCTCCTGGGCTCCATGCTGGGCGAGCGGATCGGCCGGATCCTGAACGAGCACTTCACCACGGGCACCGGCTCTGGCCAGCCCCGCGGCATCGTCACGGCGGCCCCGACCGGGGTCACCGCCGCGAACGGCACCTCCCAGGTCACGACCTGGATCTACGGGTCGATCGTCGACCTCGAGCACTCGGTCGACCCGGCCTACCGGGCCAACGCGGCCTTCATGATGAGCGACTCCTCAGTCAAGAACACGAAGAAGATCCTCGACTCGACCGGCCGGCCGATCTGGATGCCGGGCGTGTCCCCGGGCGTCTCGGGAACCTACCCCGACACGCTGCTCGGCTACCCCATCGTCACCAACCAGGACATGGCGACCATGGCCGCGGGCGCGAAGAGCGTGGCCTTCGGCGACCTGTCCAAGTACCTGATCCGGGACGTGCTCGACCTCCAGCTCCTGCGGCTGGACGAGCGCTACGCGGAGTTCCACCAGGTCGCCTTCCTGGCCTACAGCCGCCACGACGGCGACCTACTCGACGCGGGCACCAACCCCGTCAAGCTCTTCGTCAACGCGGCGTCGTAGGGCGCGCGCCATGGCTCAGCGACTGGTGCGCGTCCGGATGCGGCGAGCGGTGGAGTCCTACGTCCAGGTCATGGACCTGGAGCCCGGCGAGGTCTACAGCCTGACTCCGGCCGCCGCCGAGCAGTTCATCGCGAACGAGATGGCCGAGCGGGTCGAGGCCGGGGAGGCGGACGAGCTCGAGCTCGCCGCCCTCCGGCCCGGCCGGCGCCGCGGCTGAGGGGAGTCGGCCCATGATCAACCTCATCGAGCAGCTCCAGATCGCGTGCGGCTTCGTGCCGGTCAACATGGCCTCGGCCGCCAACGACGGCGACTGGGTCAGCCTCAAGAGCTACCAGTGGCTCCTGATCGTCCTGTTCAAGGGCGCCGGGACCGCGGGCGAAGACCCCACCATCACGGTCGAGCAGGCGACGACCGTGGCCGGCGGCGGCGCGAAGGCCCTGAACTTCACCGAGATCTACAAGAAGCAGGGCGCCGACCTCTTCGCCATCGGCCAGTTCACCAAGGTCACCCAGGCCGCCGGCAACACCTTCACCGACGGCACCCTGGCCGAAGAGCAGGCCATCGTGGTCGTCCCGATCAAGGCCGACACCCTGGACACGGCCGGCGGCTTCGACTGCGTCCGCGGGCGCGTGGCCGACGTCGGGGCCTCCTCGCAGATCGGCGGGCTCTTCTACCTCCTGGGCGGCGCCCGGACCCTGCCGCCCGTGAGCGCGATCGTCGACTAGGGGATCCACCCGGCCGGGGCGCCCCGCATCGGTGCCCCGGCCGGTCACCCCGAAAGGGAGGCCGGGCCGATGGCGAATGCGCTCTTCGACTCCTACCGCTCACAGTGCCTCACCGCCGACGTTGACCTCGACGACTCGATCAAGCTCGTCTTCGTCGACCACGCGGACGACACCCCCAACCCGGCGTCCGACGACTTCCTCGACGACATCGGCGCCGCGGCCCGCGTCGCGACGAGTGGCGCCTTCGCGTCGAAGACCTTCACGGCCGGCGTGTTCGACGCAGCGGATGTGACGGTCGCGGCCGTCACGGGCGATCCCTTCGAGTCCATCGTGATCTTCAACGACACGCCCGGCACGGAGGCCACGAAGGACCTGATCGCGTTCATCGACACCGCCACGGGGCTCCCGCTCACGCCGTCCGGAACCGACGTAACCGTGCAATGGGACGCCGGGGCCAACCGGATCTTCAAGCTCTGATGGAACTCCGCGCCGCTCGCGTCCGCCACGACGGCCCGCGCGTCCAGTTCGAGGTGGACGGGCGCCTCGTCTTCGATGCCCCCTGGCAAGACGCCCTCGCGCTCAGCGACGCGATCCGCGCGCAGGCGAAGCGGGCCGAAGAGGACGCCGCCGCCCACCGGATCATCGCGGACCAGGCGCTCATCATCCGCAAGGGGCTGCCCTTCGGACTCACGCGGCGGCCCGACATGCTCCGGGAAGCCCTCAAGGAGGCCCAGTGGTCCCGTCGCCTGCGGCGTGCGCTCCCGGGCGGGATTCGCAGCACGAGCGTGGTCGGAACCCCAGCCCTCATCAAGGGGAGGACGGCCTGACATGCACACCATCGCGGAACTCGAAGCCGAGCAGACGCGGCTGCACGCCGAGGCGAAGGCGCTCGGGGCGCGCCGCAAGGCCGTCGCCGCCGAGCTGGACGCGCTGCGGCTCGCCGAGGCGGCCACGCGCCGCGTGGCCGGCCTGAGCCCGGCCGAACGGGCGGCCGTGGCGAAGGCCATCGGCGCGGCAGGGATCGCCTCGGGTGAGGCCATCGGCACTCCGGGCCGCTGACCGGCGGCGCCCATCCTGCAACGCGGAGGCGAGGGCCGCCGCTACAAAGGAGCCCGACCATGACGCGGATCATCGCGGCCCTTGTGGTGTTCGCTGGGGTGTGTGGCGCGGCGTCGGTTGAGGCCGGCGTCGGCCGCCTCGACCTGACGTGGACCGACAACGCGACGGACGAAACCGGCTTCACCGTCGAGCGGGCCAGCGGGCCATGTGCGGCCCCGACGTCGGCGTTCTCGGTGCTCGCGGCGTCGCTGCCGGTCAATACCACGGCCTACGCCGACACCAACCTGGCCCCGGGCACGACCTGGTGCTATCGGGTGCGCGCGTTCAACGGGGCCGGCAACAGCGCCTATAGCAACTCGGCGAACGGGACGACGACGGCGATCCCGAGCGCGCCGACGGGCCTGACGATCGCGATGATCGAAGGGACGGTGGCCGAGGACCCTTTCGTCGATTCGCCTGGACGCCAGGCGCCTGCCACGAGCGCTTCCGGGTCTGGCGGTGGGTCGCCCGCAAGCGCGCCTCCCACTGGGAACTCGTAGCGGAGACCACGGACCCATGGATCGACCTAGAATTGCCGCCGGGCGCGCAGACGTGGACGGTGAGCGCGGTCTGTCCCGATGGCTCCGAGTGGCGGGTCCACGGCGCCGCCGTGGTGACGGTGGTCGATGCGCTGGGCTGGGGCGAGTGGCTTCCGTGATGGCGACACCGGTCCAGTAACCCCATGGCGATCGCCCACGTCGCCACCAGCACGCCCGCCAGGAATACCGCGCACACGGGGGGGACGGCCTACACCATCACCAGCACCACCGCCGGCAACCTGCTGGTGCTGATCGCGGCCTACTTCAACGCCGAAGGCGCCGTCATCACCGGCATCACCGGGGCCGGCACCTGGGCGAAGGTCCCCAACGTCGCCGCGCCGGACGCCAACTCGCACCTGGAGATCTGGTACGCCCCCAACATCTCGGGCGGCGTGACGAGCCTGACCGTCACGACGGACGACGACGGCCAGCCCGAGGTCGCCATGCAGATCACGGCGCTCGAGTTCTCGGGCGCGGCCACGTCGAACCCGCTGGATGTGAACCCGACCGCCGCGACGGGTTCGAGCGCCGCGCCCGCGATTGCCAGCGGCACGCTCGGCCTGGCGGACTCGGTGATCGTGGCCGCCGTGACGCAGACCGGGGCGGACGCCACGATCGACCCCGACACCGGCGGTGGCTACACGGAGGCCGGCGAGAACGAGGACAACGACGACGGGCAGACCTTCGGCGGCCAGTTCAAGATCGTCGCGTCCATCGCGAGCGACACCGCCGACTGGACGCTCGGGGGGAGCCGCGACTGGACGGCCATTCTCGCCAGCTTCAAGGGGGCCGGGGGCGGTGGCGCCACGGTCGCGCTCACCGGCACGGTCACGGCGTCCATCACGGAGGCCGACGTCGTCGCGGGCGGCGAGACGATCATCCTCACCGTCACGGACGACACCTACGTTCCGGCCGCCGGGCTCGGGCCCTCGCCAACGGTGCGCGGGGTCGGTGCCTTCGGCTCGGGGACGACGAGCTTCACGGCGGCCGTCCCGACCGGCGGCAGCGCGCCGCAGGCCGGCGATGCCATGTACATCATCATGGAGTCCACCGACTCCACGACGACCGCCGGCACGCCGAACACGCCGGGCGGCTGGAGCAAGCTCTTCGAGAACACCATCGCGGCGGGGTCTTCGACGGAGCCGGCGGTCTCGACGCTCACGATCTTCGGGAAGATCGCCGGGGCG